AGCCCATCATGGCATAGGATTGCTTCGCAATCCGCGCGAAGCGCATGGGCTTGGCTAAGATAGTTTAGATAATCGTTATACCGAATAGCTGCGACAGTTGTAGGGGGGGGATTAAGGGGGGGGTGGATCCCACGCGAAAAAATTTTAATATTACTTTTCAGAATTGTATTACTTTTCAGAATTAATGAAAAGCTTGCCAGATAAACAATTTTCTTGTTCTTGCCAGTTTTATAATAGAGTAGTAATTAAACAGAATATTATAAAAAGAAAGGTTTAAATAACTAAGCGTTTTAGTTATTTCGTGAAAAACGCTGAGTTATGTCTTCTCTAAAAAGCGTAAAAGCGTGTGTGTGTCCTAGTCTGGAGCCCTCTTCTATATAACTTTTTTTCTTTTCTTTTGATTGCTTTTCTTTTCTTTTTTAACGGACACACACACATACATTTAAATAGTATGGTTTATTAGAATCATATATGGGACAAAATTTAAGAATTGGAAGAACAAGGATTTTAATGGAAATTTACAAAAGAGCTATTGAGCAAGACAAAGTTATAGACGATGAATTGATAATTGCTGAGTTTTGTTTTAAGTGGGGTTGTTCAAGAAGAACATTAAAAGAATATATCAAAGATGTAAAAGGTTATTTAAAATCGCAAGAACAAATTATCAAAGAGGCGCAGACAAAGAAAGAAGAATAGTTAATTTTCTTAAAAAGCAAGGATATGCTGCTGTGAGAAGTGCGGGCTCTCATGGATTATTTGATGTGATTGCAATACATCCTGAAAAAAAAGAAATTAGGCTAATTCAAGCTAAATTAGGACATCTATCTGAAAATGCAATTAAAAAAATCCTTAAAGAAGGAGAACACCTTAACGGACAATTCGTCTGCACCTTTGAATACTGGGGAAAATGTGGGACAAGCATCAGAAAATAATCTGAAATATAACATTATTAGGCCTTGGCTCACTCTTGATAAATGGCAAAAGGAGTATATCTCAACAACAGAGAACTGCTTTCTATTATGCGGAAGGCAAAGTGGAAAATCAGCAGCTATGAGCATCAAAGCAGGTGTGAGAGCTGCCACAAAACCAAATTCTCAAATATTAATAGTCGCTTTCACAGAAAAGCAGGCCTATCAGCTCTTCTTCAAAACCCTTATCTTCTTAGAAGCAAGATATAAGCATTTAGTTATCTTAAAAGGAAAAGACAAGCCAACTCAGCACAGGATTAAGCTAAGAAATGGCTCAGTAATCTTATGTTATGCAACAGGAGAGAGGGGAGATGGATTGAGGGGTTTTACAATTACAGATTTATTTATGGATGAGTGCAGAAAGATTAATGATGAGGTTTGGACTTCTTTATCTCCAATGCTATCTGTAACTGGCGGAACTGTGGATATGAGCTCAACACCAGCAGGAAAGCAGGGCTTTTTTTATGAATGTTCAAAAAGAGATGACTTTAAGAAGTTCTATGTTAGTGCAGAAGATTGTCCAAGACATAGCAAGAAGTTCTTGGATGCAGAAAAAGCAAATATGTCAGAATTAGAATATGCGCAAGAATATCTTGCTATGTTCTTAGATGACTTGAAGAGGTTTTATTCTGATGAACTTATTGAAAGATGTTGTGTCTTAAAAAGAGACGCAGGAACAACTGGACGCTTTTATTGCGGGGTTGATATTGCAGGAATGGGGGCTGATTTAAATTCTTTTGAGATTATTCAAAAAATAGATAATGATAATTACAGACAAGTTGAAAACATCACAACAAAGAAGCAATACACAACTGAGACAACTCAGAAGATTTTAGAGTTGAACAAAAAATTTAATTTTAAAAAAATTGGTGTTGATGATATGGGTGTCGGGTTTGGGGTTTTTTCTGAATTGCTTAGAGAAAGAGTCAGAGTTGAAGCTCTTAATAATTCGAGGAGAAGTTTAGACAGAGACGGAAAAAAGAGCAAGAGAATATTAAAAGAAGATATGTATTTTAATCTAAAAACTTTAATGGAGCAAGGCAAGATTGGACTTCTTGATGATGATGATGTGATTGATAGCTTGAAATCTATTCAATGGGAATTAATAATTAAAGAAGGCTATCCGACAAGAACAAGGATTTTTGGACGAGATAGTCATATTGCAGAAGGTTTAATTAGAAGTGCTTGGTTAGCTTACCAAGACAAAACTTTAAATATTTGGGCAACTTCCATAAGCCATATAAAACATGGTTTTTAAAGATAAATATGCACCTGATAGCGAAAAGGCGAAACCTCAAAATAAAGATAAAAAAATTATCTCAGATGACGCCTTTGCCATCGGGGAAGTAATTGAAAATAAATTAGAACATATAAGGCAGGCTTTTATAAAATGAGTTTTTTAATGTGCACATCTCAGCAGGCAATAGCAAAGGCTGGTCCTAATGCAGATGCAGACTTAACAATCTCAGGACAAGTAATGAATAATTGGAGCAAGGAAGCTGAGGGAACTATTGCTATGAAAATGAGGAGAGATGTTTCTGCTCAATGGACAAGTTTAGATGCTCCTATTAAAATAGCAATCGGAGACGCTGTCTCAGATGATATTGCTATTAAAATAATTCAAGCTAATCCTGAAGGTTATACTGGACTTAATGAAGCTTCAACTATGATTGATGTTTTAAAAGACCATAAAGATAATATTGTTAAAGATTTAATTAAAATTGAAAATCAAAAGTTAAATAAATAATATGCCAGTTTCAAAAGTTTATTCAAAGTCAGGCCAAGATGCAATCGCTACTTATAATTATGAAGATATTTCAGATGGAACTGGGGTTGTTCAATTTCTTGGATTTAATAAATATACAAGTGCAGCAGTTACTTATGGTTTAACAAATCAAACTATTTATTCTCAGGATATAGAGATTTCAGGAACAGTTGGAACAAATACTGACTGGGATTTTGATTTATCTAAATTTAATAAACCTCAAATAATAAAAGGGACTGCTATTGTTAGATGTTCTGTTAATTGGGCTGGCGGTAATGGGCATAAGTTTGTTCTGACATTTAGAATTATGAAAATTGATAAGAATGGTGAAGAGACTTTAATAGCTGAAAATGATAGTGAGCAAAGAATAGGATCAGGCTCTCAAGAAAAAAAGAATTTTGTTACTTATATAACAATACCTCAAACAAAATTTAAAAAAGGAGAGAGTTTAAGACTTAATGTTTTTACAGCAGGAATATCAACTGCTATTGGAACTCTTTATCTTGGAATAGACCCGGCTAATAGAGACGGAGCCCAAGTAACTCCTGCTGCAACTTATCCAACTAAATTAGAGTGCTATATTCCTTTTAAACTTAATATAGATTAAAATGCCAAGCTTAGATATAGATAAAGCCCAAGTAACAGACTATGCCAATAAAGTCGATGATATAGAAATTCCGAGCATGAGCACTGATGGAATTTCAGACGGAAAATTTACAGAGTGGAATTACAGTAAAAACTGGAATAAGAACTGGGGTTATTTTAATACTATTGATGACTTGCAAAATGCAATTATTATGAAAGCTATTTGGAATGTTGGAAAAGGTTATAAGCCTCAGGATGCAAGGACAAAAACTATTCTTGAACACATTAAAGGAAGCGGAAAAGATACTTTTGATGATATTCTTTTTAATATGGATATTGTAAGACATATTAACGGAGATAGTTTTGCAGAGATTATAAGAGCAGACCCAAATGATACAACTTCTTTATTGATTAATCTTAAACCATTAGACCCAAGTTCTATTAGAGGTGTTTTTAATAGCGGCGGAATTTTATTAAGATATGAACAAATAAGTAAAAGAAAATTTTTAAAATTTTTTAAAAGAAAAGCGATTAAGAAATTTAGACCTAATCAAATCTTTCATTTAACTTGTAATAGAATAGCAGACCAAACTCATGGAATAGGAAAAATTGATGTTATGCAAAGAACAATAGACGCTGATAATGAGAGCTTTATAGATGTTAAAAAGTTAATGCACCATCAAGTAAAACCATTTATTATATTTAAAATTAAAGATGATAATGAAGCTAAGATTAACGCTCTTGTTTCAAAGATAGAAAAAACAAGAAATTTATCAGAAGATTTATTTATTCCTGATGATGAGAATATTTTAGAGTATGAGGTTGTTCAGGTTAATCTCAGCGATTCTGTTTTTAGATGGAGAGATGATATAAGAAATAAGTTTTATAGAAATATGGGGCTTCCTTTAATTATCTTTGGGAATGGGGGCTCAACTGAGAGCGGTGGAAAAATGGAAATATTTGCTCATGAAAGCGTGTGGGAACATGACCAAAGATATATAGAACAGCAAGTATGGCAACAACTTAATTTAAAAATTAATTTAATTTCCCCTAACACATTATTAAATAATTTACAGATGGATGAGGCTAAAGATGCTCAACAAGGTTTAGAGATACAACCTCAGGATTTAACAGCAGGAGCAGGTGAATAATGGCATTAACAAAAGAACAAATAAAACAAAGAAAAAAAGAAGATGAGCTTTTAAGAAAAAAAAGAAGAGATGTTGAGAGAAGTCCATCTCTTCCACTGCCAACTGATAAAATTAAGGAGAAATTTTTTGAGGATATAGGAGCTCCTATTCCTGAAACTCCATTATCAAAAATATTAAAAGCTGCACCAACTAATTTTGAAGATGGAGCAGGCAGACCAGCTACTACGGGAGGAGATGCTGAGATTTTTAGAAATGATAAAGGACAAATTACAGCAGTTTTAGCTGATGGCAAATTCCTTCCTTTTGGGAATGATTCAGAAGCAAGAAGATTTTTGCAAAGAAGATTGCAAAAATTAACAACTCCTGAAGGTGCGATTGAAGTTGGAGAAGCAAGACAAAAAGAAGCAATATTAAAAGCCACCCAAAAAATAGGAAAATTAACTCCTGAACAATTAGTTTCAGTTCAAGGAGCAGCAGAAGCTCCTATTGATGTAAGGCAGGCCGTAACTGCAGGATTAGTTCCAAATGCGCCTTCTATAATTTCGAGAACTGCTGCTGGTGCTACTGCAGGCGGAGTTGCGGGAGCTATCGGAGGTTTAGGGATTGGTGCTATTCCGGCTGCTATTATTGGGGGTTCAGTCGGATTTATTTCAGCAGTATATTCAGGAATACAAAAAAATATAGAAACTCAAAAGAAAGGAGAGATAGGAGCTTCTCAAGATGTATTATCTTTTGGAATTAGAAATAT